TCCACACCGGTAACGACACTTACTATAGTGGTAAGAGTTATTACGATGGATACGAGTCGTGCACAGATGTAGTCGGACATCCCGATCAAGACAATCTCTTTGACCTAATCAAAGTCAATGAGAATCGTTTGTCTTTATCAGGCGACACCGCGATAAGAAAGTATCAGGGTGCGGCCATTCATGGCACGCATACTGTTCCTAAATTATCCGGTCTGAACGTGGCTAGCGCAACTGCAAAGTTGTTGGCTAATACCCATCCCGGTAGAAGTGGGGTTTCATTACCCGTATTTCTAGTCGAGATGAGAGACATTCCCAGGCTGTTGTATATAGCCGGTGGGTCTGTCGCACGCGCAGTAGCATCTGGTAACTTATCTTATCAGTTCGGTTGGAAGCCACTTATCTCGGATATATCCAAGATGATGAACTTCCAATCCGCCGTCGATCGTAAGATCGAGGACCTGAATAAGTTACGTGCTGGTAAAGGAATCAGAAATCGGAGAAAACTTTTCTCTGACCAAGAGACCGAATACCATGGGACATATACCCGTTGGTCATTAGGTGGTTTTGTGCAAACTAAGGAGTTAACACATCACACCATTGAACAATGGGGAACAGTGGTATGGAAACCCGGCAAGGAACTTAAGACCCTTGCCGCTGGCGAAACTGATAAGCTCGCTAGGAAGCTATTTCTTGGTCTGCATAAAACACAGATTAACGAAAATGCTTGGAATGCATTACCATGGACTTGGCTAATCGATTATTTCTCAAACGCCGGTGACTTCATCGGCGGACTGAGTAATCGAATAGCTCATTCTGGGCGCATTAACATAATGACGCACAAGAAGGCTGTCCGGACGACAACAGTTACATCCAACACTACGGGTGCAACGTTGTCTGGACACAGGTCCGAAGCTACTTATGAACATAAACACAGAGATCCTGGGTTTATGTTTCCTTCACTTGATGTTGGCTTCCTTTCTGGTCGCCAACTTGGTATCCTTGGGTCGTTATCGGTCCTTAAGGGCCGAAAACGTTAATTCCTAAGGAAAACACACCATGTCTTTGTCGGATCCACTCACAGTTGGCGGGGTTGTTTACAACCGCGTCAACCAAGATAACTACGGCTCGGAATTCATGTCTCGCGATAGCTTGACTGAACGCCGACTCTTTATCACCCATACCAATGAAAAGAAGTTGGTAAACGGTGAGAAGATGGAACGTCATGCGGTGAAGTACTCGCGGCTAGAATTTGCCACGGAAACTGAACCACAGAACTACGCCGAAGTTTCCTTCTCCATGCGATTTCAGAAGTCCGAATTTGGCGGTGCGGGCGCTCGCGCCCTTTCCGTCATTCGCCTTCTGATCGATGACCAGACCGTGACATCTACCGACATGGTAGATGCCATTGCGGGCTGGCAGTCCTAAGGACTGGAAGGTGTGGATAACCAGCATTGACCGTTGATCTCATTAACCCCTAGTAGGAGTCAATTAGATGAAAAGCAATGTAGGTGTCCTAAGCGTTTATGCGGGTATGTTAAGTGACATATCCGCTAACATCGAAGGCCTAGAAGTAGATGTGTCTCGCGATTATGTGAGACTCAGCATGCTCTTAAATGCAAGGGGAATCAATCTAGTCTTGATTGATTTCCCTGACGTTCTTAAATGGCTCGATGAGTCATTGAAGAACGGCGCCCTTTCCGTCTCAGGATTGCCGACTACGTCGGGAATCGCGAGAAGGAGTCCAGTCCCTAAACTCTTTAGGGGGCTGTATCTGCGCGTTTTTGCTAAGAGCGGAGTAATGCTGGAAGATCCGGATCCAACGAGTATCTTTTATCTAAGGCAACTTTTGGCCTTGTTTAAGAAATACAAGAAGGATTGTAAAGATGAATTCACCTCAAGAGAGGTTGAAAGCTTCTACGAAACGGACCTCGAACTCCCAAGACCCAGACTTGACTTTGATCAAGCTGAGTCGTTTCCTTTTGAGGTTACCAGTTCGCTCAAAGTATGCGAAATGGACAACCGCGACGGGAGTGGGACTCGTAGCACTTCATCAGCTGATCACGTTGTTCAACTGATATTCGATCGGGCAGTAAGTCAACTTGACTTACCCGATTCGAATAGTGCTATCCATCGCCACGGGCCTGGTGCTGTAAGCATTAAGATACCGGAACATTCATGGAAATACCATTTCCATCAGTGGCCGGAATCTCTAAACGCTTACTTTCCGATGGAGGATCACGCCATTTCGAACTATTCGGAATGGAGTGAGCTTCAGAATCTTGATACTCACAATTCGGTTTATAGCCGATTGTGCAAGGTTCCGAAAACCGCCAGAGGACCGCGACTGATTGCAGCAGAGCCTGTCTCACACCAATGGTGTCAGCAGGCACTCCGAAAATCACTAGAGAGTATGGTTTCGAGTAGTTTCCTATCTCGTTGCATAAACTTTAGGGATCAAGGAGAAAATCAGCGGTTAGCTTTAGAGGGCAGTAAAACTGGCCAATATGCTACCATTGATCTTTCTGCGGCTTCCGACAGAATTGGCTTGAAATTGGTTGAAAGTGTATTTCGAAAGAATATACCTTTCCTCCAACGACTAGCCGTCTCTCGGTCGAGATATGTTTATCAAAACATATCTAGCAAGCATCCTATGATACATAAACTAAGGAAGTTTAGTACCATGGGCAGCGCGTGCACCTTCCCTATTCAGAGCATTATTTTCAGTTGCATAGCCATTGCAGCCATTCTCATCCGTGAGGGTAAGAACGTCTACAGTGTAACTAATGCAGCTGTCAATCGTGCAGCTGATAGGGTGCAAGTGTTTGGGGACGACATAGTCGTCCCTAACAATTGTTACGATGCGGTCACTGGACTATTAGAGAGGTACGGGATGAAGGTTAACTTGTCCAAATCATGCTCTACCGGTAAGTTCCGGGAGAGCTGTGGTATGGACGCCTTCAACGGTTACGATGTAACCCCCGCGTACTTCACTCAGTTTTGTGACGAGCGCAAACCAGAATCGATAGTAGCCATGATTGAGGTCTCGAACAACTTCTTCAAGAAGGGGTTGTGGAAGACATCAAACATCTTAGCTACTATGGTTCCTAAACACTTCCGTGTTCAGGTTCCGATAGATTCTGGTGCTGTTGGTCTAGGGTCTTATACCCCTAACGTAAAGTTGAGGTATAACCATCATCTTCAAAGAGATGAAATGCAGACTGTTAAACTTACGTCTAAACAGTCTGTGACCAAGATCAACGATCCCTCCGCACTTCTTCAGTGGTTTACTGAAGCTCCTAAGCCTGATACCCAGTGGGAATCAGGAAGGAGAGAGAGGGTGAGTCTTAAGATAAGACTCGGGTGGGACCCGCTAGAAATAGCGGCTGCGTGATTAACCTTTAACAAGGTATCAGGCTGGAGAGGTACGCTTTTCACGAAAGTGAAGCAGTGC